CTCCGGAAGCGTCCACTGGCGTAAAAGCCGAGGCCGCAATCCGAACCATTGCCGACAACGGCGATATCATTTTCACCGCCTTGGAGGCAGGCACTTCCGGAAACCAGATCCGCGTCCGGTACGTCGACCCAGGCACAGCAGCGGCCACCCTGGAAGTGACCGTGGCCGGGCAAGACATTACCGTCAGTCTGGCCACTGACGCCGAGGCGGTTGTTACCAGCACCGCACAGGACATCGTCACCGCCGTTAACGGCAGCGCCGAAGCTTCCGCCCTGGTCTCTGCAGCCCTGGACGATGGCAACACCGGCGCGGGCCTGGCCAACATCGCGGACTACACCAAGCTCAGCGGGGGCGAAAACGAAGCCTTCCCGCTGAACACCCCGGTACTGGTTACAAACGTTCTGGACGCGATTGGCGATGCGGGCACGACCGGCACCCTGCCGGCGGCACTGGACGCCATTGCAGACCAAGCCAGCGCCATTGTGGTGGTGGTGCGGGTAGAGGAAGGCATAGAAGCCAACGAAACCGAAGCCAACGTGATCGGCACTGTCACCCCGGAAGGCAAGAAGACTGGCCTGAAAGCGCTGTTGGCCGCCGAACAGAACCTGGGCGTAAAACCCCGCATCATCGGCGTGCCCGGCCTCGACACTGAGAACGTCACCGCTGAAACCATCAGCATTGCCCAGAAGCTGCGGGCCTTCGTGTACGCCAGCTGCTACGGCTGCGCAACCATCGAAGACGCCATCATGTACCGCAACGGCTTCGGTGCCCGTGAGCTGATGCTTATCTGGCCCGACTTCGTCGCCTTCAACGTGAACACCGCAACCTCCGGCACCGCCTTCGCTGTAGCGCGCGCCATGGGCTTGCGCGCCAAGATCGATCAGCAGGTGGGCTGGCACAAAACCCTGTCTAACGTTGCTGTGAACGGCGTAACCGGCATCAATAAAGACGTGCACTGGGATCTGCAAGACCCCAACACCGACGCCGGGCTGCTCAACGCCAACGAAGTCACCACCCTGATCCAGCGTGACGGCTTCCGGTTCTGGGGTTCCCGCACATGCAGCGCAGACCCCTTGTTCCAGTTCGAGAACTACACCCGCACAGCCCAGATCCTGGCCGACACAATCGCCGAGGCGCACATGTGGGCGGTTGACAAGCCCATGCACCCGTCGCTGGCAAAAGACATCATCGAAGGCATCAACGCTAAGTTCCGCGAACTCAAAGCGCTGGGCCTGCTGATCGATGCGCGCGCCTGGTTCGATGCAGAAGCCAATACCAAGGACACCCTGAAGGCTGGCAAGCTCTACATCGACTACGACTACACCCCAGTGCCCCCGCTGGAAAACCTCCTGCTGCGTCAGCGCATCACCGACCGCTACCTGGTCGACTTCGCTGCCCGCGTGAACTCCTAAGGAGCATTGAACTATGGCACTTCCCAAGAAGCTCAAGCACTTCAACCTGTTCGGCAACGGTGACAACTGGCAGGGCCAGATTTCCTCCCTTACCCTGCCGCCCATGGTGCGCCAGATGGAAGAGTATCGCGGCGGCGGCATGAACGCCCCGGTTGATATCGACATGGGCATGGAAAAGATGGAGTTCAGCTGGACGCCTGCCGGGCTGATTCCGGAGCTGTTCGACAACTTCGGTACCAACCGCCTGGACAGCGACATGCTCCGCTTTGCCGGCAGCTACCAGCGCGACGACACCGGCGAAACCGTACCGGTGGAAATCGTAGTCCGTGGCCGCCACCGCGAAATCAACATGGGTGATGCCGAATCCGGCAGCGACAACACGCAGAGCATCACCACCACGCTCAGCTACTACAAGCTCACCATCGCCGGTGAAGACATTGTAGAAATCGACGTGACCAACATGGTCGAGCGCGTACGTGGCACCGATCGCCTGGAAGAGCACCGCCAGAACATCGGCCTATAAGGAGCCCTAGCTCATGAGCAAGAACGAAGCCAACAACGTTACTGTTGCCCTGGACACGCCTATCCAGCGTGACGGTGAGAAAATCGAAACCATCACTCTGCGCAAGCCGATGGCCGGAGAGCTGCGAGGGCTGAGCCTGGCCGACGTGCTGAACCTGGACGTGGACAGCATTACCAAGCTGGTGCCCCGCATCAGTAACCCCATCCTTACTGAACACGAGGTCCGCAACATGGATCCCGCAGACCTGGTCGAAGCGGGCAAGGAGATTGCCGGTTTTTTGCTGCAGAAGCGGCACAAGGGGTAATCCCTCGCCGCGTTGACGACGCCATGGCAGACGTGGCCGCCATCTTTCACTGGCGCCCCGCTGACATGGCCGATATGACCATAGCCGAACTGATGGAGTGGCGGGAGCACGCCCGCAAGCGCAGCCAGCCGGAGGAATGATGTCTAAGAGCCTGGACCTTCAGGTCATCCTGGCAGCCCGCGACAAGGTCACCGGGCCGCTGAAGAAAATCAACGCATCATCCACCGGCACCGCCAAGGCCCTGAAAAAAAGCCAGCAGGAAATCAAGCAGCTGAAGGGTGCCCAGCGGGACGTTTCCTCGTTCCGGAAAATGGACCGCGCCATCAAGGACAACGGCACCGCGCTGTCTGCCTCTCAGGAGAAGGTGCGGCAACTGGGCCAGGAGCTCAAAAGCACCAGCAAGCCCACCGCGAAACTCCGCTCCGAATACAACAAGGCCCGCAAGGAAGTTGATCAGTTCACCCGTAAGGGTCAGGAGCAGAGGAAAGAGCTGGGCGCCGTTCGCAAGCGCCTGAAGGATGCCGGCATCAGCACGCGCAACCTGGCCAACGAAGAGCGCCGGCTGGCCGAGCGCATGAAGACCGCCAACGACCGCATTCAGCGGCAGAAACGACACCTGGAGCAACTGGGCAAGGCCGACGTATCCGGCAAGTTCCGCAACATGACCGGCGAAGTCGGCAAGTTCGGGCGGCGTACAGCCATGCTGGGTGGTGCGGCCGCCGGTGGGATCTTCGCGGTGGCCAACTCAACGGCGACCCTGGGCGACAGCGTTGCAAAGACCGCCGACAAGATCGGTGTGGCCCTGGGGCCCTACCAGGAATTGCGCTACGCAGCAGAACGATCAGGCATATCCACGCAGAAGCTGGACAGCAACATGGTGGCCTTTACCAAGCGGTTGGGTGAAGCCAAGCAAGGTACTGGCGCGGCGCGCAAAGCATACGACCAGCTGGGCCTGTCATCGGCGCGGCTGGCCGAAATGACACCGGAAGACGCGCTGAACGTGGTGGCCGATCGGCTGGCCCAGGTGGACAGCCAAACCGAACGGGTGGCGCTGGCAGCTCAGATGTTCAGCCGCGAAGGCGTTGGCATGGTCAACATGCTGAAAGACGGCAGCGGCGGCCTTAAGGAGCTGCGAAGGCAGGCGCAGGAAACCGGCTATGTGCTGAGCGATAAAGCCGCGCGGGATGCCGAGGTGTTCAAGGACTCGCTTCTGGACGCACAGCTAGGCTTGGCCGGCATGAAGAACACGATCGGTGCCGAGCTTATGCCCGCGATCAGCGACATGATGGGAGACCTGTCTGGCTGGATGAAAGAGAACCGGGACCACGTGAAAGCCTTCGCGAAGGATTTCGGGCAGCGACTCAAGGATGCCGTTCCGGTGCTTCGGGATATAGCGACGGGCGCTGCTTCTATGGCAGGCACTCTGGCGTCCATAACTGGTGCTCTGGCTAAGGTGGTTGGTGGCTTCGATAACTTGGGCATGATCATCGCTTTCCTTTTCGCGATGAAGCCGGTCATGGCCATTCTGGCTTTCGGCAAGGCTATCTTTGCAGCCACAACCGCCGTTATAGGGCTGGCCGGTGGACTGCCCGCCGTGGCGGCTGGCGTTAAAGCAATCGGCGCCGCCCTGACCGCCAACCCGATTGGCATCATCATTGCCGCCATCGGGGCGGCGGCCTACCTGATCTATAAGAACTGGGATGGCATAGCCAGCTGGTTCAAAGGGATCTGGGGTGAAGTGACTTCCGCCTTCGACGATGGCCTGGGCGGCATTGCCAAGCTCCTGGTGAACTGGTCTCCGATAGGCCTGCTCTACAAAGGCTTCTCCGCCCTTATGAGCTGGCTGGGCGTAGACATGCCAGCCAACCTTACCGGCGCCGGCGGCAAGATGATCGCCGGCCTGGTGGCGGGAATCCGCAACGCCGCAGGCGCTGTGGCTGGCGTCCTGTCCGGACTCTGGGGAAACATTAAAGGCGCGTTTAGCGACGGCATAGCCGGTGTCGGCAAGCTGATCCTCAACTGGTCGCCGCTGGGGCTTTTCTACAAAGCTTTCAAAGGCGTACTGGGCTGGTTCGGTGTAGACCTGCCCGAGAGCTTCACCGGCTTCGGAAAGCAGATTCTGGACGGACTGGTGGGCGGCATCATGGGCGGCCTGAACAAGGTAAAAGAAACCATCACCGGCGCCGGCCAGAAAGCCATCGGCTGGTTCAAGGGCGTGCTGGGCATCAAGTCACCATCACGTGTGTTCATGGGTGCCGGGCGGGATACCCTGGAGGGCTACCGCCAGGGCCTGCAAAAACAGGAACCCAAGGCCCTGAAGCAAGTGGACAGTTTCGGCAAGCGCGTGCGCCAGGCGGGTGCAGGTATTGCCATCGGGGCGAGCGCCCTGCCGGCCGCCGCCGGTGATGTCCAGTTCGACAACCGCCCACCGGTAACGGGAGCGGCCGCCACGCAGCAGAAGCCAGCGGGCGACAGCATCACCATCAACGTTAATGCCGCCCAGGGCCAGAGCGCTCAGGAGATCGCCGCAGAGGTTCAACGCATCCTGGCAGAGCGTGACAGAGCCAAAGCCACCCGCGCCCGCAGCGCCCTGTATGACCGGGACTAACTAAGAGAGCAACGCCATGATGATGACCCTGGGCATGTTCGTGTTCGAAGTAAAATCCTTGCCTTACCAGCAGCTGCAGCGCGCCAGCCAGTGGCGACACGCCAGCCAGTCCCGCGTAGGCCAGCGGCCGGGCTACCAGTACCTGGGGCCGGGGGAAGACACCATTAGCCTGTCGGGCACCCTGTACCCGGAGCTCACCGGCGGCCGCGTTACGCTGGACGACGTCCGCATTATGGCGGATGAAGGAAAAGCATGGCCGCTGATTGAAGGCTCTGGCCGGGTGTACGGCTTCTGGGCCATCACCGGTGTGAGTGAAACCAGCTCCGTGTTCTTTGCCGACGGCGTACCCCGCAAGATTGACTTCAGCATAGACCTGCTACGGGTAGACGAAGACAACTTCCAGGCCTTCCGGGATCAAGCCGGCACCAGCCGCGATGCCGGCATCGGCCTTGGCCTGTACACACCGCGCCGAAGCGGCGGCGGGATGATCGCCTGATGCAGCACCGAGCCCCCTCTTACCGCCTGGTGGTGAACGGCACCAACATAACCCCCATCATGAACGGCCGCCTGATCGACATGACGCTGGATGAAACGCCAGGAGACGAGGCGGACACCCTGACGATAGCCATCAGCGACCACGACCACCTGGTGGAGATCCCGCCGAAGGGCGCGGAAATAGAAATGGCCATGGGCTGGAAGGGCCAGACGCTGACCGAAAAAGGACTGTTCATCGTGGACGAGGCCAGCTTCACAGGCCCGCCAAACCAGATAAGCATTACCGCCCGCAGCGCCGATATGCGCAACGATCTGCCAACCCGTAAAACCCGTTCGTGGCACGATCTTTCTCTGGGGGATATCGTCAGCGAGATCGCTGCCAGCAGCAGCCTGGAGCCAGTAATTTCACAGCGCCTGAGCGCCATCAGCATCGAGCACCTGGACCAGACCGACGAATCCGACCTCAACCTGTTAAGCCGCCTGGCAGAGAGGCACGACGCCATCAGTGCCGTAAAGGCCGGCCGGCTTCTGTTCAGCCCCAGGGGAGAGGCCCGCACAGCCAGTGGCAATGCCCTGCCCAATATATCGGTAACCCCACAATCAGGTGATCAGTACAGCTACCGGGAGATAGACCGCAACAATTACACCGGCGTGGTGGCCCTTTGGGACAACCTGGAAGAAAGCAGCCAGGTGCAGGCCATGGCCGGCACAGACGAGCGCGTAAAGCGCCTGCGCAGCACCTACCCCAACGAAGACGAAGCCCTGGCCGCCGCCAACGCGGAACTGCAGCGACTGGCGCGGGGTGAAGCCGAATTCAGCATAACCCTGGCCGTGGGCCGGCCCGACGTGGGCCCGGAGTGGCGCATGAGCGTGAACGGCCTGAAACCCCAGATCGATGGCCGGCAATGGGTGATCACCCGCGCCAGCCACAGCCTCAGCGACAGCGGCCTTATCACTTCCATTAACGCAGAAACCCTCACCCAATAGGAGTACCCCATGTTTTACGTCTGGTTCTGGCTGTTACTGATCGACCTGCCCCTGGCCATCCTGCGCGTGCTGGTGGCCATCGTTGGCCCGGCAATGGTGCTGGTCGCCCTGCCCTTTGCAAGGCCTAAGGGTCACCACGGCAACCCGGAGTTCCCCGGCTGGGAAATGATGCGCCTGCCCCTGCTTTTCGCGCCCTGGGATAACCCGGACTACGGCACCCTGGGCAACCGCGCCTACGGCACCAGCAAAGCCTACAACCCGTTCTTCTACAAAAACCCCACCGGCTTCTGGAGCCAGTGGTACTGGCTGGCCATCCGTAACCCGGCCAACGGTCTGAGCAGGATGGCACTGTTCAGTTGCGTGCAGGGCGCTTGCGATTACGTGAGGCACGAAGGGAGACTGGTTGTCGACAACGGAAAGTACGGTCGCCAGGTCGTCTGGGCAAAGGATGGCTGGCGCTTGTTCACCGGCTTCTATGCCATGGTGCCGTACTGCACCTGGTTTGATTTTGAATGCAGGATAGGTTTTAAGCTGTTGCCAGACGATCCGGAGCGGGAGCGGCCCGTGGGGATGACGTTCATCATCAACCCTTTCAAGCGAGCCGCTCGAAGATGGGGCTAGATCCTGCCGGGCTCCATCTGCAGGTTGATCACGCTTTTGGCGGCCGGGTCGTAGTCGCAGCGGTAGGTATAGTTCTGAAAGGCGCCATAGCGGTTAGAGAACTGAACCCGGTCACCGTAGAAGGTCAAAGTGCCAGCCTCCTTGTCCAACCACCCACGGCGGGTCAGCTTGGTGTCCGGGTAGGAGTCAGTCCACTTCACTTCATACTTAGCCAAGCGCTCGATTTCCCGCTCGCATCGGTTAGTAGCAGCTGCCCAGTGCTCCTCACCCCAACACTGTAGATCCTGCCGGCAGGCTTCCATTTCCGCCTTTTTAGCAGCGGCCTGGTCTTCTTCGCTTAACTTCGGGTTTTCAGTCGCAGGTTTCTCGGTCGGCTTATCGTCTGGTGAACACGCCACAATCGTAATCAAAACCAGAACAACAATTCCGCCCAGGCCTGCCAGCATGTCCTTACCGCTAACACCGGGGCTTGATACGCCGCAGTTCGGGCATTTTTTTGCCTTGGTGGATACCTCTGCCTTGCACTCTTTGCACTTCGTCATAGCCATGGTTACTGCTCCCTTCGTCAAATACTGCCGCCCCCGGCTTCAAGGGCGACTACTACTAAAACTTAAAAAACCCTACCACCTCGCCAGTAACACTGCCCAACTATCTCAACCTGAGACATATTTTCTGGGTGGATCACCTCAGGTTGGTAAATAGGGTTGTCGCTGGAAAGACGGATCGATCCATCCGTCATCTTCTGCAATCGCTTTATTCGCAGGCTGTCACCAATACGAATGGCAAATACACCATCTGGTTTCTTCCTTGAGCGATCTATAAGAACAGTGTCGCCATCGGCCAAGGTGCCGTCCATCGAATCGCCGGAAACGCGGATTGCTGCAAGGTCTTTTTGGTGCAAGCCCTCCCGAGTCAGCCAGTCGTTGCGGAATTTCAGATAACCTGAAATCTGCTCCTGATCGAAAAAGGAGCCATCTCCCGCGCTCGCCTCCACATCGTAAAGCGGCACTTCGGTGTAATCACGATCCGCGCCAAAGCCAGCATGACCATGAACCGGATCACTATCTCCGATGCCCAAAAGAAGCCAGTCCAGACTGACCTCCTTTTCCAGGGCCAGAAGAATCGCCTGCTCTACCGGGATCGTGCCTCGCATTTTCCAGTTATAAACAGCCTGGGTGCCAAGTCCAAAGTAATCCGCAACCTCCTTGTCTTTATCGAAATCTAAAACTCGCTTCATTCTGGTTAATACTTTTAACCCAATTGCTTTTTTATCCAACATATAGGTTTCCGATAGGAACTTTAAATAACCTAGTGGTGTACTTTTAACCTGCCGGTGTACTACCATCCTGTGTAATGCGTCGTTACACAGAGAATACACCATGAAGGATTCAAAAAAACCCGGCTACAGCCACCGTGCACCGGCTGGCGTTCTCACGGCCAAGCCCATTGCGCTGCGCCTTCTTCCGGAAGAAAGAGCAGGTCTTGAAAAAGCCGCTCTGGCAGAGGGGCGATCCATGGCGTCTCAATCTCGAATTTTTTTCCTCCAGGGCCTTGCCAGTTATCAGGAAAGCACCTCCAGCTGATTCCCGGAGTAACGGCCCGGTAACTGCATTGGCGCCAAGGAGCAATACATGACGGACATCGGCTACACCCAGTACACACCGCCCAAAGCGGTACGCGAGCACAAGTTCAGCATCCGCCTGAGCACGGAAGACCACATCCGCCTTCTTTGGTGGGCTTGCAATCTGGGGTCTGACGGCACCCGCCGCCGTGCGGCCGCTGCGCGCCATGCCATCCAGCAGTTCCTGGAACAGGCCGGTGTTCCATCTGCCGAAGAAATCCTGAAAGCCAGTCAAGTCCGCGGCCCGCGCCGCCGGGCCATTGATCGCTTCCTGGACGAAGAAGGCATTCCGG